ACCCGCCGATCTCGGCATGAAATTTCCTGCTATCTGGGAATGTAAGTCGATGAACGCTAAGTCATGGCGAGATACCGTTAAGCATGGATTGAAGAAATCAAAGCCGATTTACGCCGTTCAGGTCGCCACTTATCAGGCTTACATGGAAGGCAGCGTGCGTGGTATTTCCGCAAATCCCGCGCTGTTCACCGCCGTCAATAAGGACACAGCAGAAATCTATCATGAGTTGGTGCCGTTTGATGCAGCATTGGCGCAAGAAGCCAGCGACCGTGCCGTCAATCTGATCCGCGCGACTGATGCAGGCGAAGTGTTGCCGCGCATTGCCATGAATGAAGATCACTTTGAGTGCGCGTTCTGTCCTTACCGTCAGCGATGCTGGAAGGTGGCGGCATGACGGGTGCATGGATCGATTTCAACGATGCGCCCGACCAGACCCGCCCGAAAGCAGAAGAAAGACTGACAACGGAGGATCTGAAGGAGCGCCTGCACGGACGTTTGCGGGAAGTTCTTTTCCATCTTCTGCCCAACGGCAAGATTCGAAATGGGCGATTTGTGGTTGGCGATATCAACGGCAACAAGGGCGATTCCTTAAGCGTCGAATTATCCGGCACGAAGATCGGCATGTGGCACGACTTCGCCACAGGTGACGGCGGCGACATACTTTCTCTTTGGGGCGCGGTTCATGGCATAGATAACCGCAACCGCTTTCCGGATATTATCAGCGCTGTTCATGCATGGCTCGGTACCGATATTCGTCCCGTACCAAAGGGCAAAACAGAAAATGAAAACGAGGATCTGGGGCCGCATACCGCCAAATGGGACTATCTCGACGCGCACGGCGACCTTATCGCCTGCGTCTATCGCTACGACACGCCGTCTGGCAAGGAGTTTCGCCCCTGGGATGTAAAAGCACGCAAACGCCGCGCGCCCGATCCAAGGCCGCTTTATAACCAACAAGGTATTTCCCGATCGAACAGCGTTGTTCTGGTCGAAGGCGAAAAGTGCGCGGATGCTCTTATCGGCATTGGTATTTGCGCCACCACCGCCATGAATGGAGCCAACGCGCCCGTGGATAAGACGGACTGGTCACCTCTTTACAGCAAGCATGTATTGATCTGGCCGGATAACGACGAAGCTGGAAAACATTATGCCGATGCCGTTGCAGGAAAACTCCGCACACTTGGCATCGCTTCGTTGTCCATTCTCATCCCTCCAGAAGACAAGCCAGAAAAATGGGACGTAGCCGATGCGGTGGCCGAAGGCATGGATGTTCCCGTATTTTTAGCTTCCGCACCGCGCATGACGATCCCGCCTGCATCTGCGCTTCCAGCCTTCAGCGTCGGGCATTTGCTTGACGATGACAGTCCCATGCCAGACGACATCATCGCCCCGCGCGTGCTGACACCTGGCGGTCTTCTAGTGCTGGGCGGCGCGCCGAAGGTCGGCAAAACGGATTTTTTGTTGGTGCTGCTGGCGCATATGGCAGCGGGATTGCCGTTCCTCGGCATGAAACCCGCAAAACCGCTCAAGGTTTTCTTTCTGCAGGCAGAGATCGGTTATCACTATCTGCGCGAACGCCTGCGGCAAATGAAATTTGATCAAAACTTCATGCCGCTTGTGCGTCAAAATCTTATCATCACGCCGCAAGTGCGGATGCTACTCGATGAGAAAGGTGTCGAGATGGTGCGGGATGCGATCCTGCGTCATTGCGATCCAAGATTGCTCAATATCATTGCCATCGACCCGCTCCGTAACGTCTATGACGGCGGGCAAAGCGGTGGCGAAAACGATAACACCGCTATGTTGTCTTTTTTGCAGGATCGTGTCGAGAAGCTACGTTTTCTTGTCAACTCGGATGTGGGTGTCATTCTTGCCCATCACACCAAGAAGATCAGCAAAAAGATGCTGGAGGACGATCCGTTCCAAGGATTAAGCGGAGCCGGAAGCCTGCGCAGCTTTTATTCGACGGGCATCATCCTTTTCAGGCCGGATGAACAACAAAGCATCCGCCAGCTCATGTTTGAGCTGCGCAACGGTGAAGGCATCCCGCCCAAATGGGTCGATAAAATCGACGGGCGTTGGCGGGAGCTTGAGCATCACTCTTCCAGGTTGGTGAACAAGGATTACGGTGAACGGCTCGACAATGAGCGTCGCCGCCGTCATGACGTCATCTTGCAATTGCTGTTCGACGAAGGCCGCAAGGGTACGCTTTATACCCCAAGTCAATTTTGTCAGGCGTTCGAGAACAAGGCTGGCCTCGGCGGCAACCATTCCATCCGCGACCGCATCGATGTTCTCTCGACCAAGGGCTACGTCAAATTCAATAAGGACAACGCCGCCAAAAGCAAATATGGCGTGATGTGCGTCGAAGGCATGGAAGTGCCAACGGGCGAAGAGAGCGTGGACACGGAGACTGGCGAGATCGTCGCGGGCATGAAGTCGCTCCTGCCGACGCATTTCAAGCAGCCTGGAAACGGCGCGATTTTGCCCGTCGAAAACCCTTCTATCTGGGTCTACCCAGAAGAGGACGCGCCATGATCACGTTCGTCAATCTGACCCAGATTCACAGAAATCTGAAATCTGCCGCAATCTGCAATCGCTCTGAACTCCTTGTCGTACAAGGGCTTGCGATGCAAGGCCAGATTTCTGCGCAATCTGACCGTCAATCTAGAAATCTGGCGAAAGCCTTTACATTTCAACGCTTTTCGCCTTGCCCCAGATTCTGGAGAAACTCCCCACATTACATGTGGGCAAAACCCCAAGGGTTTTTTGCCCCATATGTGGATGCGTGTTCTCCGGCACAGATTTTTCACCCCGAACCGGAGGATGCCCATGACCAACCCAACCCTGCTTTGCCTTGACCTCGGAACCTCGACCGGATGGGCGTTGATCAACGAATACGGATCGGTCGCCAGTGGAACCGCGCATTTCAAACCACGCCGCTTCGAAGGTGGCGGCATGCGCTATCTACGTTTCAAACGCTGGCTTACGGAAACGAAAAATGTCTCCGGCCAGATCGATGCCGTGTATTTCGAGGAAGTCCGTCGTCATGTCGGCGTTGATGCCGCGCACGCCTATGGTGGATTTCTCGCCCATCTCACGGCCTGGTGCGAACACCACACCATCCCCTACGAAGGCGTGCCTGTCGGCACCATCAAACGTTTCATCACAGGCAAAGGCAATGCTGACAAAGACGCTGTCATTGCTGCGATTAAACAGCGCGGCCATACGCCGGAAGACGATAACGAGGCCGATGCCCTCGCAATTCTTTACTGGGCAAAGCAACAACATACAGAACAGCGAGGTGCGTAATGGAAAAATGGACAGCAAAAATGGTCGCCGATCGCCTTGAGGAATCCGTAAGCACGTTGCGCCGCTTGCCTCCCGTCAAGGTGCAGGGATATTTCAATTTGTGGCCAGCCGTCAAATACACCGAGATGGAAGTTCTGCAGATGGAAAAACTGCCCATGCGCTTGCGCGCCTTGCCGGACGCTATCGACCGCCTCGAAGAGACGTTTGAGTGGATGCCGTGGCTGGAAGTTGAGGAACGCAAGCTGTTGTGGAAGCGTGCGGCACGCGTGCGCTGGAAGGTCTTGTGCTGGGAGCTGGGCTGCGATCGCACCACCGCGTGGCGCAAGTGGGTGATCGCACTCACTAAGGTCAGCACGCGCCTCAACAGTCGACGGAATTGACGGAAGGATGTTGCAACACTTCTGCATGAGACAGACGCAACATTTTCTGGCAGGATGTAACCCATGATCGCGAGACGTGCGGGTGCAGCAGCCCCCTCAAGTGATCGCCCTCCCTAACCATTTGAAATCTTGGGTCCTTCCTGCATCAAATCCAATGCGGGCGGGCAAGGCCCGATGGTTTTCTAGCGACAGCCCCGCGAAACGGGTTACAGCGCGGTTACAGGTTACGGGCCACGTTACAACAAAACAAAACGGAGTTTAAGTTTGGATGGCTTGGCTTTACCTGCCGCCGGATGCGATAGCGCATGGCCGATTGACGGCGGGTTTGAGCGGAGCTTGTTTGGATTATCCCTCTGCGCGGGAGCCGGAGGTCTCGACCTCGGACTCCACATCGCCATCCCAGAATATAGAACTGTGGGTTATGTCGAGCGGGACGCCTACGCTGCGGCTACGCTCGTGGCGCGGATGGAAGACGAGGCCTTGGATCGCGCTCCTGTCTGGGATAACGTTACAGACTTCGACGGCAGACCGTGGCGCGGCTTGGTGGATATCATCCATGGCGGCTATCCGTGCCAACCGTTCAGCATTGCCGGACTCAAGCGCGGCGATAAAGACCCACGCCATCTCTGGCCACACATCGCGCGCATCGTCCGAGAAATCGAACCCAGCATCTGTTTCTTCGAGAATGTCGGCGGGCATCTACGATTGGGATTCGAACAAGTCCACGATGACCTTCGATCAATGGGCTATTACGTTAAGGCGGGATTGTTTACGGCGGAAGAAGTTGGTGCGCCCCACAAGCGCGAACGACTCTTCATCTTGGCTTACGCCGAGAGCACAAGAGAGCGGCGAGAAACAGGAAACATTTCTGAAACGCATGGGCGACCGGACGGAGAAATGTTCCAGCTCGCTCATGGCTCAAACAGCGTTATGGCCGACAGCCACGGCAACGGATGCCAGGATCAAGTACGCGCGCAGCCCAGACAATATGATCCGCAAGGATCACCGGAATGTGCTGCGAACGCCAGGGTTGGCGGAGACGGTCTTGCAGCCAGAGGATTTTCCTTACAGCAAGGAAGATCTGGATCTGGCGAAGCAAGGAAAACCTTATCGGACGGCGCGTGTTCATTGGCCGACACCACGCGCACAGGAACCAGGCAGCACCAGTTCCGATCACGGCTTGAGCCTGAACGAAGCCAGCAAAATGTGGGCGACGCCTACGGCACGGGATTGGAAGGACGGGACTTTGAAGGAAACAAGCGTTCCGACGAATGGTCTCCTTTCCCGCCAGGCCCCACGGACAGATCTGGGTGGGAGCGCGTCCTCGAACACGCCCCGCACCTTGAACCCGCTGTTCGTGGAGGCACTGATGGGTTGGCCCATCGGGTGGACAGACTGCGCCTCTGCGGTAACGGTGTTGTCCCATTGGTCGCGGCTTATGCGTTCCGCACTCTTGCGGCTGACACAAATATCTAAATCGAAGGAATCTGAACAGCCATGCCTGATTTAAACCAAAGAATGGCGGATCGCATTGAAATCTGGTCAGCGGACAAACTTGTCCCCTATGATAAAAACCCACGGACGCATTCTCCGGAACAAGTCAACCAGATTGCAGCAAGCATTGCCGAGTTCGGTTTTCTCAACCCAATCCTCGTCGACACGACGGCGGGCATCATTGCAGGGCATGGTCGCCTCCAGGCGGCAAAACAACTCGGCCTCGCGCAAGTCCCCGTTGTCGTGCTGGATCATTTAACCGAGGCGCAAAAGCGCGCCTATGTCATTGCCGACAACAAGCTGGCGCTCAATGCCGGATGGGACGATGAATTGCTGCGCTCCGAAATGGCCGCTCTGGCTGCGGAGAATTTCGATATGCCCGTCATCGGTTTTTCCGACGACGAATTAGCCGCCTTGCTGGCTGAGCCGAACGTGGCCGAAGGTCAAACGGACGAAGACACCGTGCCGGAAGTGCCGGAAACGCCCATCAGCAAACTTGGCGACCTTTGGAAGCTGGGCAACCACCTTCTGCTTTGCGGCGATAGTACGGTGCTGGCCAACGTCGAACGGGTATTGGACGGCGCGCTGGCCGACATGGTTTTCACGGATCCGCCTTACAACGTGGATTACGGCAACACCGCCAAGGACAAGATGCGCGGCACGAACCGCACCATCATGAACGATAACCTGGGCGATGGCTTCGAGAAGTTTCTTTATGACACATGCGTCAATATGCTGACCGTCTGCAAAGGCGCGCTTTACGTTTGCATGTCATCCAGCGAATTGCACACGCTGCAAAAGGCGTTTGTCGATGCTGGCGGCAAATGGTCGACCTTCGTTATCTGGGCCAAAAACACTTTCACTCTGGGCCGCGCCGATTATCAGCGTCAATACGAACCGATCCTTTACGGCTGGAAGCAAGGCAACGATCATTTCTGGTGCGGCGCGCGCGACCAGGGCGATGTGTGGTTTGTGAACAAGCCCGTGCGCAATGAACTGCACCCCACCATGAAGCCCGTCGAATTGGTCGAGCGTGCCGTCAATAACAGCAGCAAAAGCCGTGACATTGTTTTGGATTGCTTTGGGGGGTCTGGCACCACACTGATCGCTTGTGAAAAACTGAACCGTCAATGCCGAATGATCGAACTCGATCCTAAATACGCTGACGTGATCGTTAAACGCTGGGAAGAATTTACAGGTAAGAAAGCTGAAATAGTCTCTCAAAGCCCCTAAAGCATATGGATTTTTCGGCGTGGTGCGTTAATATAGAAACATGAAAGAAAACAATGCACTGCGACAAGCCGTTTTTATCGTTGCCCTTGCCAATCTCGGTTACTTTTTTATCGAGTTTGTCGCGGCGTTGCACATTGGCTCTGTTTCTCTTTTTGCAGACTCAATTGATTTTCTTGAAGATGCGTCCGTCAATCTATTGATTTTCTTTGCCTTGGCATGGTCGGTTACCATGCGGGCTAAAGCAGGAATGGTGATGGCGGGATTTATTGTGATTCCAGCAATCGCTACGCTATGGGCTGTCTGGCAACAAATT